TTCTACATGGATAAATGCGACAAATATTTTTAAGATAGGACGTGGTGTATCATGGAATGGAACTATGTGGGTTGCTGTAGGAGAACCACAAACACCATTTAAGACTTCAATAGCATATTCATATGATGGCATTTGTTGGAAAGCATCAATAAAAACAACTGTAGAAAGTGGATATTGTATAGATTGGAATGGAACAGTGTGGGTTGCTGGTGGTTTATCATCAACATTTCCTTTTACTTCTTTATCTTATTCATATGACGGAGACTTCTGGTATAGTTTAACATCAACACAATTCACTACTGGCAGAGTTTGCTATACAGTAGTTTGGAATGGAACAATGTGGGTTGCAGGGGGTGATAGTGGAATACTAGAATACTCTTATGATGGTTTAGTTTGGTATCAAAGTAGCGGCGCAGGTTTTAACACATCTTTATCACTAGCCTGGAATGGTTCTATGTGGCTGGTTGGTGGAGATACATCACCTTACATAGCGTATTCATATGATGGGGTAGTTTGGGATACTGCTAATGTTAGTGTACCACCATTAGATGCTGTAAGTGGTATTACATGGGACGGAAATAAATGGATTGCTACTATATTATATGAACCATCAAATGGTATTCAGTATTCTTACGATGGGTTTGTTTGGTATTCGGTATTTATGACAAATACAGACAATGTAAATGCTGTTGCTTGGAACAAAAATTTAGGTTATACCTATATTCAACAACCAGTTATTTCGCTTGGTACTTCAGCTGTTCAAGCTGGTAATTATGGATCAATCGCATACTCTTTAGATGGTATAAAATATACTGGTTTAGGTTATGAAGTTTTTGATACAGATGGTCGGGCCGCAGCATGGAATGGGTCAATGTGGGTCGCAGTAGGGGATAGGGTTAATAATACTATAGCGTATTCCTATGATGGAATTAAATGGACACCTGTATTCAACTCTACTAGTTATTTAAGCTATGGACTTACTGTTGTATGGAGCGGGAAAAATTGGATTGCTGGTGGGATAGACCCAGCAGGGTATGGTAATCCGAATGTACTAGTATATTCACCCGATGGCATTAACTGGTTCCTACCTACATTTAATACAAATGCTTATTTAGCTAAATGTAATGGTTTAGCGACCGATGTAAAAACATTACTCAATTCTAATTCTACAACAGTTGCGGTTGGTGATAACGGAGGTTTTGGATGTATAATATATTCTCAAGACGATGGTCTAACTTGGACTCTTGCGAATGGAACCTATGGTAATATGCTTAGTGTAGCATGGAACGGAACAACCTGGCTGGCAGGCGACTACAATGGTTACCTATGGTATTCTTTTGATGGAATTAATTGGACTACACCTTCTAGTCAAATTGGAACTTTAGTCAGCATAAATAGTATAGCATGGAATGGTGTCACATGGACATTTGTTGGAGAAGATTCTCTACCATCTCCCTATGGTGGATATGGTATTTACTATTCTACAGATTTAAATGGAGCAACTTGGAACCCCGCAGCTATATCATTTCCATTAGCATATACACCAATGAGTTTATACAGTGTAATATGGAATGGTAAAAGATGGATTACAGGAGGACATAACGATAATCAACAGGCTATAATAGTTACATCGCATGATGGTATAAACTGGTATGAAAGCCCGCCAATAACAACACCAGCAAATCCATATATGAATCCAATAAATACTAATATATGGGGACTCGCAAGTAATTCCACTATAGGAGGAGTTATCGTAGATAGCCAAATCGCTTTAAATAATAATAATAGCGTGACTTTAACAAAAAAATTGGATGTATTTTCTGATAAATATTACAACAATGGTTATAATAATATGGTTGTATCAGTTAAAAGCACAGATTTATTATCTTAATACTTATTTTTCATAAAACGAAGATGTAGATATAATATTATAAAAAGTTTATACACGTTACAAACACTTGTAAAAATGCCATAAATTATAGTAAAATCTAAATAATTTATTTATGTAAATAAATATATCACATAAATATAAAATGGCTTGTACCCGATTTAACGATGACCCATGTAGAATAAAAAAACAATTACAACAATCAACAGACCCAGGAAGATGGATATTAAATGTTCCAGGCAATGGTTCAAATCCTTGTTACATTGAAGACCCACAAATAATCATTCAAAAATGGGGAGGAAATTTAAGAACAAATACAATTAACTTAGAAAGTGATTTGTTAGGAGTAAATAGACAGTTAAGCAGAGATTGTTTAGGAAAAGACAATTATAAAAATTATAATGTGCCTAATGAACCAATACAATACCCAACATGTAAAGCTTTATTCACAGACCAATCCCGAGCCACAAACCCAGCTTGGTGGTATCGTGACTTAGAACAAGTGGATTGGTATTATCCTCCTTTAAATCCTCAAGAAAATACGTGCTTACCATTTCAAAATAACTTAAGCACAAGAATTTTGGAGAAAGATTATTTTACACCAAAGAGGGATTGCTTTGTAACTGAAACTAAAAATTATTTGCCATCTAGTTATACTTTAATAAGAGGTGGCTATGTAGGAGGTCCAACTACATGCCAACAAACGAATTCATGTGCTTTTCCAAAATCAGCATAAATATTTGAATTTTAAATCATAATAAATAAAATACAAAGAAAATAATAAATAAAATAATAATCTAATAAAATTATTTAGATTATTATGTTAATAAAAATATAATAGTCTATATATATAAATATGGAATTAGCAATCCCTTTAATAGCATTAGGTGGTATGTATGTAGTATCAAATCAGCAGCCATCCAGTGAATGTAATAACCAAAATGTAAAAACTAATAGAATTAGAAAAGAAAATTTTACAAATATGGGTGCGAATCCAAATTACTTACCTAACACAAATATTCCTCCTCAAAATTTTCCAGTATCAAATATAAATCAATTAGTAGATACTGTTCAAGAATACCCAAATCCAAATGTAGCGACAGATAAGTATTTTAACCAAAATTTATATGAGAGTAAAGTAAGAAAAAATGTGCCAGTTTCCCAAAATATACAAGATATTTATTCATTAAGTGGCAATTATTTGAATTCATCCCAATTTAAACACAATAATATGGTTCCTTTTAATGGTGGAAAAGTAAAAGGTAATACATATGATGTTAATATTGCGGAATCAGTTTTGGATAATATGATTGGTTCAGGTTCTCAAGTAATAAAAAAGATAGAACAAGCACCGCTGTTTAAACCAGAAGCAAATATGCAGTGGGCATATGGAACACCAAATAATAGTGACTTTTATCAATCGCGCGTAAATCCAGGGATGAAAAACAATAATGTAAAACCATTTGATTCTGAATATGTTGGTCCTGGTTTAGATAAAGGCTACTCAGTGAATGGAACAGGAGGATACAATTCGGGTATGGAAGCTCGTGACAAATGGTTGCCATATACAGTTGACCAAATGAGAGTATCCACAAATCCAAAATTAGAATATGAACTAGCAAACCATGAAGGTCCTGCCACATCATTCATTAAAAATGTGCCTACAGCACAAATGATTGGTCGTGTTGAAAAACAAAGACCCGATACTTTTTTTGTGAATAGCCAAGACCGTTGGCTAACTACAACTGGAGCTGAAAAGGGTGAAACTCTAAGACCAATCCAAGAAATGGGAGTTGTCAGACGTAATGATATTGTTACAGATTACACAGGTCCAGCAGGTCCAGCAGATGTTAAAGCAGGCCATGCGCCAGAGAATTTCGAACCATCCAAACGTCACGAAGTTATGTCATGTGGTGTGAATCATTCCACAGCAGTTGGTCGTGGTCCCCATACAGATAAAGACAACTTTTTACGTAGTCACACCAATTATACAAACCATAGGTCATCTGTAAAACAACCAGATACAATGAGGAGTGGATTTGGTGGTGCGATTGGTGCTGTCATAGCTCCAATAATGGATATTTTCAGACCAACACGCAAGGATGAAACAATAAATAATATTCGTATTTATGGTGAAGCAACTAGCTCTGTTCCAAGTAGTTATGTAATTAATCCTAACGATACTACTTCAACAACGATTAAAGAAACAACCTTGTATTCACAATCATTTAACATTAATAATCAAAAAGAAGGTATATATGTGAATAATTATTCATCACCTGATTTAACTCAAAGAGATACAACCAGTTGTGAAACAATGGGACCAGCAGGTGGTTATGCTAGTAGTTATGGTGATATGCTTTATGAGTCCGCTTACAGGCAACATAACAACGAAATTAAATCAGCTACAATAAACAATAGACCAAATCAGGGTGGAACACAAATTTTTAACCAAAATATGAATGTTAATTGCTGGAAACAAGATACTAATAGATATGATGGTAGAATGAATCCTGCTGGGTCGGTTAATTCAGGAATGCCTCCATCGGTTCAAACATATGGTGCTATTAATGCGCCACAATATTATAATGAATGTGCTGGATGTGACCGTATTCAACCAGACATTCTAAACGCATTTAAAAGCAATCCTTACACACATTCATTAACTAACTCAGTTTAGAGGTAAAATATGTTTTACACTAAATAATAAACATACTTAAAGGTTAACATATTTATTAAATTAACAAAAATGTTAGCAAAAACTTATCCAACGACAGCAAAGGGATTTAGGAAATGGTATTTATCAAATAAAAAATGGGAAACAATGTATTATAAATTAGGTTCTCCAAAGCCATTTGATGTTACTTTAAGAGATGGACTACAAGCTTTATCAAAAGAAGAACAAAATGAATTTACGACAATTAAGAAAAAAGAGTTATATAAAAACATTTGTTTAAATTATAACCCAAAATGTATTGAAATTGGTTCAATTGTATCTGAAAAAGTGCTACCAATCTTTAAAGATACACTAGAATTATATAGCTATGCTTTGAAATATCAACAATCATCTAATGAGTATAGTGATTTAAATAACAAATGTAATCGACAACATTTTATTTTGATACCAAATAAAAAGAAATTACAAGAAGTAATTAACAAATCAGAATTTAACCATTTTGCTTTTATAACATCTGTTTCAAATAGTTTTCAAAAAAGGAATACCAATTTATCTTTAGTTGAAAGTGATAAAGATATTATTGAAATGATAAATTTATTTAATATAAATTCAGATAGAACACGTGACCCTAGTATAAAATTATATGTTTCTTGTGTAAATGAATGTCCTATTGAAGGTAAATTAGACAATGATTTCATAGTAAATCGTCTACTGAATTTGTATAAATTAAATATAGACACAATTTGTTTATCAGATACATGTGGTTCATTAGAAGTGGAAGATTTTGAATACATAGTAGATACATGTGCTTATTTTGGTATGGTTTTATCTAAGTTATCTTTACATTTACACGTTAAACCAGGAAAGGAAGATATAGTGGAACAAATAATACATACAGCATTGGACCGAAAAATTATAAACTATGATGTTTCACTGTTAAAAACAGGTGGGTGCTCTGTAACAATGAAAAAAGAAAATATATCGCCTAATTTATCATATGAATTGTATTATAAGTCAATTGTAAAGTATATTGAAAAAAAACACGAGACTTGTAAATTTATTAATTAATTACGTTATATTAAAATATAAAAACACTTATTAAAATATAATAGACTCATAATGATATTAAATATACATCAAACAATAAAAGAAAAATTGGAATATTTTCAAACAATTCATAAAATTCCCAATATAATTTTCCATGGACCCTCTGGAAGTGGTAAAAGAACAATTGTAAATGAATTTATTCATAACATTTATGATAACAATAGAGAGAAAATAAAGTCATTTGTAATGTATGTAAATTGTTCTCATGGAAAAGGTATAAAATTTATAAGAGATGAACTGAAATTTTTTGCTAAGACGCACATAAATTCAAATGGCGGGAATGTTTTTAAGAGCATAATTTTGTTAAACGCAGATAAATTAACAATGGATGCTCAATCTGCTCTACGAAGATGTATAGAGCTTTTTAATCATAATACTAGATTTTTTATTGTTGCTGAAGATAAGTATAATTTAATGAAACCAATTTTGTCACGTTTTTGTGAAATTTATGTTCCTGAACCAATTGTAAATGGTAACAAAATTAATCTATATAAATATAATTTAAATGAGGTTTTCAAAATGAAGGATATTAAAACCCAACGTCTTGAATGGTTAAAAAAAGAATTAATAACTTTAACAAATAAAAATGTAGACATTAATGATTTAATAACACTCTGTAAAAAACTATATGAGAAGGGCTATAGTGGTTTAGATATATTAAACTTGCTGGAAAACACACGATTTTTAGATACAATTATAAAAGTAGAAAGAAGATATGAGCTCTTATTATGTTTTAATCGTGTAAGAAAAGAATTTAGAAATGAAAAATTGCTAATGTTATTTATTTTGAACTTTGTTTTTTTAAGTTCAGAACTGTCTTTAGAAAATATAAGTTTTATGTAAATGGATGATTTTAATGTTAGTTCACTCCACGAGTCTCGTAATGAATGGTCATCAAGATTAGTTACAATATTAACACCTTTAATAATTGATGGCTATAAATCCATTCTAGATGAGGCTATTAAATTATGTAAAGAAAATGGCGAAACCGATAAATATTTAATGACATTTCAAAATTTTATTTCAAGAATACCAAAATGGAATGCTACTATAATTGAAACAGAGAGAAAAAGAATATGTGAAAAATCAGGATGTAATTATTTAGAAGACCTAGTTACATGTGTTCATATTATTCAATTAAAAATTTTAACTGCTATGCGTGTTGGACAAAAACAAAAGAAAATTGACATTAATATTCCAAAATTAGACGATTTTATTCACAAAACGTATGTTAATGTAGCTAGAAAAGTATATAAGAATGTATATTTGTTTGAAATCAATATTCCACCACTTCAGATGCAGAAACATCATAGAGAATTAGAAGTCATTGTCCAAGAGTGTATTTTAAATACATTGAGAGAAAGCATTCCTGTTGAGGCAATTTTGAAAGCTTATATGGATGAAACTGTTGAAGAAGATGTAGTTGAGGAAATTAAAGAGGAAATAAAAGAAGAACCCATTCAACCAGTAAATAATACTGAAAATTCTCCACAAACTACAAATGTTCAACAAGGTGGTTCAAGATTGAGTTTTAATGATATAGATTATGTTTCCAATGGAAACGGTAATGTAACATCCATAAACGCGCCAAAATCAATTGAGCGTTTGAACGAAATAAGCGAATTAAGGTCACAACAAAGAAAAATGGAAGCAGAAGACGACGATAACGACAATGTTAAAATAAGTATTAGCGACCAACCAATTGAATTAGGCGCATTAGACGTTCATAATATTGAAGAACCAAGTATTGATTTGTTACCAGACTTGTTAATTGATGATATTGAAATTTTAGATTAATTGCGTAAAAAAAATAATAAGAATGTGCTTTAGTATTTTAAATGGACAATATATTTGTAATAGCAGCAGTAATATCAATCATTTTTTTAATAGCAAAATTTTTTGAAATGAGATTTATTGAAAAGGAGAACAAACCGTTAAAATTCTTAATTAGGGATTCACTTTTAGTTTATTTTAGTGTAATTAGTGGGTATTTTATTTTAGAACAATTGAAACCAGTTTTTCAAAATGGAGGAGATGGTATGAAAAATACACCTGTATTTACAGATAATCCAGGCTTTTAAAAATATATATTATTTACAATATAATAATATATTTTATAATTTAATATTTTATTTATCGACCAGTCCAAACCTTAACTATGTATTTTGGCACTTTGTTGGTTTTTAAATCTTTTTCATATTCTTCAAAAGTATATCCCCATTTTTGATACTTCATAATATCTCCCAACAATGATTTTTTATTATGAATTGATGGATTTTCAGTAAAAAATAAACACCCAAATATTCTCTCTAGACAACATCTATCAGTTCTACAAACTACTTGAGAAATCATATTTGTTATGTTGTATTTTTGTTCTAAATATAATAAAAAATTATGATTTATAAAGCTTTGAACACCAAAACAACCATACCATTTTAAATGTGACAGTCCAATAGCAGTTATATCTAATGAAATATTAGAGTTTAGTTGAAATGTGTTTTTTAAAGAATACATGATTCTCAAAGTATTATGTATGTTTTCTTTATCAGGATGAAAAAACCATAATGGTAATACTTTTGTGCCGATTAATTGTTCAAAATTAACTCTTCTATGAAAAAATGTGCTATCATGTAATATTACAGCATTCTCAAACCACTTATTTTTTAAATAATAGTAATATGGCAATAATTCACCTCTACCTTTGAATTCTGAATTTATAATTGTTAAATTATTATAATCAAATTCTTCTTTTAAAAATAGAGGATTACTATTGTCATCGATAATAACAATTTGTTTTAAAGGATAAAATGTTCGTAGGCATTTAATACAATGATTCCAATATTTATTTGTTTTTTCAGAATTAACATGTCTAGTTATAATAAAGCCAAAATCATTCATAATATATATAATTATATAATAGTATTATGAATAACAAATGTATTTACTTTAATTTTTAATTTAATTTTAGATATAAACTGGAATATTATCAATATTAATAAAATCAAAAGGAACCTGATTTGTAAAGTTAGCAAATGCTTTAAACTCTGGTCTTTCTAATTGTTGTTGAGGGGTATGATTGTGTACACATCTAGCTATCATCTTGTATAATTTAAAATCAGGATATCTATCAGCACCATTATTTTTATATAACATATTAATACCTTTATCATCTAAACACCATTCAACAATTAAACGTTTAATAGGGTCTTTACAAGTATTTAAGTCTTTAATTTCATCAAAATCATCGATTACATAATCAAAAATAGAACAAGCTAAACGACACAAATCAAAACTAAAATTTGGCTCTAATCTTGGTTTTTTATCGTTGAAATATGGTTCAGTATTATATTGGGTAGATGCGTCTCCACCGAATTGAAAACTATCACTACAAAATACGTTTCCATTAAATTTATAAATACTTCTTCCAAAATCAATAATTTTGAAAATTCTACCATAGGTTGGAACCTTGTAATACTTTTTATTATAACAATAATATATATACTTTTTATCTGTATTATTATACATTACGTTATTGGTATGAAGGTCATTATGCGTAAACCCAAAAGCTTTTTGATAGGTTATTAAAATCATAATAATTTGCATAAAAGCAGAATACCATTCTTCAGGTTTCAACGTTGTTGATAAAATTAAGTCATCAAATGTATTTTCACAGTATTCCATACAAATAACTTGAACTGGAAATTTTGGAATAGTAGCGTCAATTCTCTCTTCTTGGTATGTTTCATCATCATCGTCTTCGCTAAAATCGTCTTCTTCATCTTCATCATCGTCTTCTTCGTCATTATCGTCGTGAACATCGCCCTCATCTTCTTGTTTCTCATTATCGCAAATGTCATCTCCATTTTGTTCAGAATTGTCGATAGAAGTGTAAGATGTTCTAGAAGAACATGTAGAATTCGATTTAAGTGTTACTTTATTATCATCTTTTGTATTGTCAATGCTGCTATTAGTTATATCAATTAAATCAATAGACATATCTTTCAAATCGTTCAAGTCTAATGCGTTTTCATTTGTCTCAAAAATATCTTCAAATATTTCATTATCAATCGAATTAATAGAAAATCTGGATTTTGAACTGGAATCATGCTGTATATTGATTGGTTTTAACTTTGTATTTTCTTCTTGAAATAAATGGTCATAATCATCTATTGTGAATAATACATTTTTATTTTTATTAAAAAAATCAGAAGTTGCCAAATAATCAATATCATCAAATATATTTAATTTGAAATTATTTTTGATAGCTAGATAAGAACCATAATAATCAACACTATGAATAAAGTTATGGTCATAAATTAAATTACTAATTAAAAACAAGAAGAACCCATCAACATATGCTGAATTATTAACATCTAGAAATTTTGAATTACTATTAGTTTCATTCGAATTAATTTGTGGTAAATTAAATAAATTGGTGTCTTCAACATTATATTTTCCTATTAAAAATTTAAATGGGTCCAATAAAGGTGCCATTTTAAAAAATACATCCTTGTCTTTAACCTTGTTGTTGGAATTTTTAACACGGCAATTATATAAATTTTTATTTTCTTCGCTTACTTCTTTAACGCTAGATATATACCATTTATGATTAAGATTAATACTATTGTAATTGGATTCATTTAATGAAAAAAATCTTGTATAAATTGGTATATAGTTTTGAGTATTAGAGAGAAAAAGCGACGATGGTGTTTCTAAAGTTTTGAAAAGCTCAGTATTTTTCCTTTTTTGATAATTAACATTTATCATCATTTTCTATTTATGATATTAAATTATATGTATTTTTAACTTATTATAAATGATATATGTATTTTTGTGTTAATTTAATTTATTATAAAATAGTATTTGCGTAAAATATAATAAAATATAATTTATAATTCTAATAATAATGACATTAGAACTAAAAAAGTTTGATATGAAGAGTATTAGCTTCAAACCAAATGAAAATAAAGGACCTGTCGTAGTTTTGATTGGAAAGCGTGATACAGGTAAGAGTTTTTTAGTTAGAGATTTGCTTTATTATCAACAAGAAATACCAATTGGAACAGTTATATCTGGAACAGAAGAAGGAAACGGATTTTATGGAAAAATGGTGCCAAAATTGTTTGTTCATAATGAATATAATACTGCTATTATTGAAAATATTTTGAAAAGACAACGCACAGTGTTAAAGCAAATTAAAAAAGAAATGGAAACATTTAAACGCAGCACAATTGACCCTCGAGCTTTCGTTATTTTAGATGATTGTTTGTATGACAACACGTGGGCTCGTGATAAGATGATGCGGTTATTATTTATGAACGGGAGACATTGGAAGGTTATGTTAGTTATTACAATGCAATATCCATTAGGCATACCTCCTACCCTAAGAACAAATATTGATTATGTCTTTATTTTGAGAGAAAATTATATTGCCAATAGAAAACGTATTTATGAAAATTATGCTGGAATGTTTCCAACTTTCGAGAGCTTTTGCCAAGTGATGGACCAATGTACCGAAAATTATGAGTGCTTGGTTATTAACAATAACTCTAAATCCAATAAATTACATGACCAAGTGTTCTGGTATAAAGCTGATAATCATAATGACTTCCGATTAGGGTCAAAAGAATTTTGGGAATTATCCAAGGGAATGACTGACGACGATGAAGAAGCAAAATATGACCCTAATAATGTAAAGAAACGCGGGGCAGGTCCTAAAATTAGTGTTAAAAAGGCGAATAAATGGTAAAAAATCTAATGAAAATCTTGCTTTGGGTGATACCAAAGCAAGCTCAAATGATGAAAAATGGGGTGGACAAAACATAAAAATTCTTTTTATCTATTAAATGTTTTAAATCATTGTGTTTAAAAGCTCAAACAAAAAAGCATCAGAAATTCACGAATATTATATGAAACTTGAAGAAACTTTATATGAAATAGTAGAAGAAGAAACAAATGAATTAAAACATAATTAATTCCCGCGGTATTTTTTAATTCTCTAAAAACGACCTATTTATTAATCCTAATGATATAGTCATTAAATAAACCGAACCAAATAAAGAAGTAAATAAAATAATAGAATTTGACATTTTATTATTTTATTGCTATATTTTTAAGCACTTTAACCAGTTTTAAATCTTCAATGGTATAAATACGCAATCCTCTAAACCATTTATTTTTTATTAGCAAAAGGGCCGCTTACCAATTCACTTTGTCCATAATCACTCTTTCCAACAACAATATTTTCACCCTCGAACAACTCCATACAAATGTCAGCAGTAGAAATGTGATCTTGCTCTTTCAAAGCAGCCTCTTGGCTGTTAGCATTATTAATGCCAATCAAATTGCCTTGTTCATCAATTGTTTGGGTCAATGTATTGCCAGATTTTTCAGCACTCTTGATGTTGTCTTCAATCGCCTTTTGTTTTGTTTCCTTGACACGTTGTTCAAAAGCATTCTTAGCATTCGTTTCATTCTTTTGCTTTTCATGCATCAATTGGTTCAACTCTTCCTCCATATATTCAACACGTCCAGTTTTGTAAGCTTCAGGTTCCCAAGGCATCCACAAACCAACAGGTCCAACCATAATGTCATGATTAGGGTCAATTTCTCTCAACATTTTACATCTTAATTCAGCTTCTTCGAGTGTTGGATATGAACCACGTATCTTCAATCCTCTTGTGGATGTTTGGAAATTATGAATTCTATTAAAATTCTTTTCAAGCTCTTCCTCATTATTGTCAATAAAAGTTTTATAATCATCCTCCATGCTACTCTTTGAAATGGTTTCCTTTTCTTCCTTAACAAAATCCTTGAAGTCATTTGACACATCATCGAATGAAATATTATATTTATAAGAAACGAAATTTAGGAATTGAACAAATTTTTCCATAGATTTATTTAAATCCCATTTCTTTAGGAATTCTTCAAAAAAGAATATAGCTTTCTCCTTTAAGATTTTTTCAGGAGAAACAAAAGACACACATACGAATTTTTGTCCAGCTATAGGCTTATCTTCCTCCAACAAATCTACATATTTAGGATTATTATTTCCGTTAATTTGTTTTCTCTCAAAACTATGTTTTTTTGAATTCTTATCTTTAGAACGTTCCATTTTAATTATTCAATGTATTTAATTTTAAGTTTTTTATCGCAATATATATATTTTTTTCTTTTTATTTAATATAAATGAACGGTTTAATTAACGTTGGAGAACTTGTCAAGAGAATTATTAAGTATCTTGTTGAAGGTTTAATGGTAGCTATTGCTGCTTATGCTATTCCTAAACGTTCCTTGAATATTGAGGAAATTGTATTGATTGCTTTAACTGCTGCTGCCACTTTTAGCATTCTTGATACATATGTTCCCTCTATGGGCGTAACTGCTCGCAGCGGAGCTGGTTTCGGTATCGGTGCCAATTTGGTGAGATTCCCTGGTGGATTTTAAAACAGATATCCTCCCAAAATCTTAAATTATCAGACATAATATATTTAAATATACTTGTAATATATTATGGTAAAAGTTAGTCATAAAAGACACCGAAAAAACAAAAAAGGAAGTCGCAAAATGCGTGGAGGCGTAGATGATGAAAGTGTAAATAATTCATTACATTTATCCGACTTGAATAATAGCAATGGAAACATGAGTCAAGAAAACGATGATTTAAACATGTCTGGTATTTCACATGTGGATGACGATGAACACGAGTTAGATTTAAATAATAGTATTAATTTGAATGATTCAATGGAAACCACTAGAGATAGTATGTCAGGTGTTGCTCCTAACAATAATACTAATAACAACATGATGAACTTTAGTTTAGGAGATGATGATAGTTTTGAATCGCAAGGTTCGTTACATTTATCAGATTTTGATGTTGAAAATGGCGATTCTAATGTTTCAAGTAATACAACGAGTGAAGGAGACTCAATCGGTTCGTTAGGAGGTAAAAAAAGAGGAAGAAAGGGGCGTAAAACATTGAAAAAACGTAAAACCGTGAAAAAACGCAAGGGCAAGAAAACACGCAAATCACGAAAGTTAAGAGGCGGAACTAGATATGGAACTGGTGTAGGCTCAAATTGTAATGACCCTAACCTATCTATTAATAACACCAATATGTTAGAATTATTCCCCTATAGACCAAAATAAGTTTATATAGTTGGAATAAATTCCCAATTAAGTTCTCCGCATATTTTACACCATATCGCATCTTGGTCTATTCGTTTCTCTCTATCTTTAAGCATAGGGAAATGTTCTAAATATGTAGTTTCTCCTAAAAGCTCACACAGTTTATATGCGGTATAATAATAATTTAAAAAATTAACTCTGTCATCTGGACAATACTTAGAATAAGGTGATTGAAGTTCTACAAAAAGATTACATAATGTTTCTTCTAATTCAGGAGACATAATAGGCGGTTTAATACCTAATTTATCTTTAATGAATGGTATATGCTCATAAAATTTATTATACCCTAATTTTTTTAGTATTTCTTTAGTTTTAAAATTAGTAATTTGACTTAATTCAATTCTCTCTTTTTTTATTTGTAACTTAATATTTTCAATAACATCTGGTGGAATTTGTGTAGTTTCTTTTCCTTGAAATTGTGCCAAAATTTCTTTAAAATGGTTTATTCTCTTATAAGCATAAAAACAAACCTCTTTAGGTGGTTCTTTGTAAGATGGCTTTTCATTTTCAATAAGATAAGGAATACTTCTATAACAATTATTACATACCATAATTCCTTCATCTTCTAAAGGTATCAACTCACCTTTCTGACAAATTTTACAAATATCAGTCTGACAAACAAACGCGTTAATATCTAAAAAAGAATCATCGATATTACTAAGATACTTTTGAACAATATTATTGTTGTTACTTTGTGTTTTTATATCGGTATTTTCTTCTTGTTTAATTTTAAAAAAGGAATTTACTAATTTATTTTTATTAGAATCAATGGATGTAGAATTTCCAATAGAAATGTTTTTTTTATTTTCAAAATAATCAAATACAAATTTTGAATTGTCCAAAAAATATAATTTCTTTTTCAAATTAATACTTTTAATTTGGTCTGTAATTTCATTTATTTGGTCTGTAATATCTAATCGTTGTTCAACCGTCAGTGTATTATTTTCATTTGTTAGGTTTTGTTTCAATTGTTGTCTCTCAAATTTTAATTCTGGAATTCTATCTGTATCATTTTTTGAAAATTCATTTAAAAATTCTTTGTGTTTTGTATCAAGTGTAACCGAAGTTTTTTTATTATATTTAAATTTTTTATTAGTTTTAGGTTTAAAACTAGGCATTATCTCTTTAATTTAGTTTAAGATTATTTATTTAATTAATAATAAAGTAAAAATATATTAATTAAATTGAAGACAATATAAAATAAAATTGAAATTAATATAAATTAATATATTATTTATATTAATAAAAAAATGAACAGATTACTCGATACTATGTTTATAAAGCGATTTTGTTTGCCTGTTGGGTCTAATATTGATTCATATGAGAATGGCGAAAAAAATGTCTCTGAATGTTTGTGTGGTCATTACAATCACGCGGCATGTATAATAAAAGGGAAAGATCGCTAACCTTAAGACAGCGCGAATATTAAGTTTTGGTGTGAATCAAATGGGCGATGATGATGGTAATGTTCCAGGAATACACGCAGAGGAAGACGCATTAGCAAAATTAAAGCCTTTAAAGATTAGAAAAAGGTTAGAACGTATAAATTTATTAGTGATAAGAGTTTCAAAAAAAAATAAACTTCAATCTAGCAAACCATGTGGCAATTGTATAGAAATTATGAAAAAAATACCACACAAAAAAGGGTATAAATTGGATAATATATATTATTCGGATGGAGAAGGGAATATAGTGAGAACAGATTTAACAACTTTAGAATGTGAAGATAAACATTATTCTAGCTTTTACAGAAGAAGGTAAGAATGGTTATGGATATGATAATTACAAGTTAAAAAATCTGAATACTTTTCTTTTTTTTATGTAATGGATATTAAAATAAATTTAGATGCTTTAAAAGATTTAGAAACTACCAATTTAAAAGTGGACGCTATAAAATTTCAAAAAATGATAATTCTATACAATGCTATCGAGCAAGGATGGAATGTTAAAAAACGCAAATCTTCTTATGTTTTTACAAAAAATCATGAGAATAAAAAAGAAGTGCTAGATGATGATTATTTATTAAAATTTATGAACACCAATTTAGATTTAAATAAAGTAATCGGTTAATAAAATAAAATTAAATATTTTGTGAATTTAATTTTATGAAAATAAATTGAATTAAATTTAAAATCAAAATTTTTTTTTCTTTAGCAATAATATAAAATGGGTGGTGGATTAATGCAATTAGTGGCCTATGGGGCTCAAGACGTTTACCTTACTGGTAATCCTCAAATTACTTTTTGGAAAGTTACTTATCGCAGATATACTAACTTTGCAATTGAATCTATTGAACAAACTTTCAACGGCCAAGCCGATTTTGGACGCAGAGTCCAATGTGTGATCAGCAGAAATGGTGATCTTGCTTACCGCACTTATCTCCAAGTTACTCTTCCCGAGATCAACCAACTTATGGGTCTCGGAAACTACAGCACTGGTCAAAACACTGGTGTCTATGCCCGTTGGTTGGACTTCCCTGGTGAGCAACTCATCGCTCAAGTTGAAGTCGAGATTGGTGGCCAAAGAATTGACCGTCAATATGGTGACTGGATGCACATCTGGAACCAACTTACCATGACCTCTGAACAACAACGTGGTTACTTCAAGATGATTGGTAACACCACACAACTTACCTTCATCACTGACCCTTCATTCTCCGATGTTGAGTCTCCTTGCGACTCCTTGGCTCCTCGTCAAGTTTGCGCTCCCCGCAATGCTCTCCCTGAGACCACTTTGTATGTGCCCCTCCAATTCTGGTTCTGCACCAACCCTGGTCTTGCTCTCCCTTTGATTGCTCTCCAATACCACGAAGTCAAGATTAACCTTGATATCCGCCCTATTGATGAGTGCTTGTGGGCTGTTACCACATTGAACTGCAACACCAACCCCTACTCTGGCTCTTCTGGTCAATACTCTGTTGGCCGCCCTGTCCCTGCCACCATTGCCTACAATCAATCTTTGGTTGCTGCCTCTTTGTATGTTGACTATGTTTTCTTGGACACTGATGAACGCCGCAGAATGGCACAAAACCCTCATGAATATTTGATTACTCAACTCCAATTCACTGGTGATGAGTCTGTTGGTTCTTCTTCCAACAAAATCAAGCTTAACTTTAACCACCCTGTTAAGGAACTCATCTGGGTTGTCCAACCTGACCAAAACGTTGACTACTGCTCATCTTTGACTTGCGATGCCCTCCTCTTCAAGGTTCTTGGTGCTCAACCCTTCAACTACACTGATGCCATCGATGCTCTTCCCAATGCTATCCATGCTTTCGGAGGCCCTACTGCCATCGCTGCTGACTCTCGCGCCTACATTGACGCCCGTGGTCTCTTCCAAGACGCTGGTGCTGTTGATGTTGCCTACACTGGATACTGGCACGGTCCTTCTAACCCCTACAACGAGATCAATC